AGGAGGAGGAAACTTGGAAGGAGAGTGAAGAGACTGATTCATTTGTCTCACAAGATCTTGGAGTTGGTCTAAGATCTCCTGTGTCTGAGCGAGACTCCGCTCAGGCAAAAATCCGTATTGAAGACGTGTCAAGTGGACAACCACTGAACGGTTCACCTCTACAGCGCGACTCGCCAACAGCATCATGGGCTTCACCATCAATCCGAGACTATGGTATACTGAAACACTTTTTTTTACGTGAAAACCGACCTACGCGCGGCAAACACAGGACAGGCAATGGATACCTATTGTCCCTACAATCCCAACAACCGCTGGTTCACCGAGGCCGACATTCACCGGATTCTGCATCGCTATGGACTGCCGCATTATCGTGTGCAGACTCCTCGTCTGTTCCAGACCGCGATGGTTCACACGACGTATGTGCGCCGCACAGACTATACCACCCCCGATGGACGTCCTGCGCAGCTCGCGCCGTGTCCTTCAGGGAGTCTTCCCCTCCAAGATGAGTCGTATGAGTGTCTGGAGTTTGAAGGAGACTCCGTTCTGGGGGTCTGTGTGGCCACGTATCTGCGCCGGAAGTATCCGGAGCGGAAACAGGGCTTCTTGACGGATGCGCGCAAGGAGCTCGTGAACAACGAGCGCATTGGCGTCCTCTCCAAGGAGATTGGATTGAACAAATTCTACGTCATCAGTCGGCACAATGAAGAATCCACTGCGATTGATGGGCGAAACAATACGAAGAAGCTCGGCGATATCTTTGAAGCCTTCCTCGGGGCGCTGTGGACCGACTGCGGGCATCGCTTCACAATCGTCTACACCTTCGTCGTGGCCGTGCTAGAAGCGCATCTGGAAATTGAAGAAGTGGTCACGGCGGCGACCAATTACAAAGACCTCTTCCAGAAGCACTGTCAGAAGGTCTTGGGCTGCACGCCAACCTATGTAATGCTCTCCAACGATACCAAGAAGGGTGAAATCCGAGTGGCAGTCTGTGATGCCTCTGGGACGCATCTCGCCTATGGAAGTGGAACCACGCGAAAGAAGGCCGAGCAGATGGCCTGTCGCCTTGCCCTCAGCGGCGCCGCTGGGTCAGGAGACGTCCCTTCCGATACCGCTTGATCGTCCGCCCCCGGGGGTGGAGAAGTGTGGTGGTGCAAATTGCGATGGCCGCGGACTCCTTGGAGGAGCCCTTGCGCGCCTTGACGGTCTTCCGGACCGCCTTGACGCAGGAGCCAAATCGTTTTGCCTGCGACTTGCGACGCCCCCCATCAAAGTCAAACCCGGCCCAGGGATCGGCACGAGGCCCCCCGCGTCTCGCAAGCAGCTCCGTGACGAATGAAACCAGGAACCGGTAGGTATTCGCGGCAACCCCAGGCCGGCCCCGATCCAGGGGCTCGCGAAGCTCCTTGAGAGAACTCTCCAGTTCCTCAATGTCCGCAGCAGCAAGCGGGGGTTGGTAGTCGATGAGATCATCAATGACATTTTCCATCACTCCCACATCCTCGGGGTGGGTCTGCAAGTCGTTGAGAAGACGACCCAGCGGGTGGTTGGGGTCCACTGCCACTGCAGCGCCTCCCGTTCCCTTCGCACGGCGGTTTTTGAGGGCGTCCATTCTTATCTTGACCCGCAGCCTTTTCTTTTCCGCTCGCGGAGTGAGGGAGAAGTTTTCCTCCGGAAGGTATAAACAAATGGGCGGTGGTCTCCTTCAGCTTGTTGCCTATGGTGCTCAGGACGCCTACCTCAGTGGCAATCCGCATATCACGTTTTGGAAGATTCTCTACAAGCGCCACACCAACTTCGCCATGGAGGCCTTCCGCGTGAACTTCACCGGCGCGCCCGCCTGGGGCCAGCGTGTTGTTGCCGTCGTCAACCGCAACGCAGATCTGATCTGGAAGGTCTACCTTGAGGTGACGCTTCCGGCGACCGCGGACATTCCCAACTTCTACTTTACGGGGGGCGACCAGCGTCGCCTCGGCTACCTCATGCTCCAGCAGGTGGAGGTGGAAATCGGCGGCCAGATCATTGATCGTCAGTATGGCGAGTGGCTCTACCTCTGGGAGACCCTCACCGCCGACTTTGATACCGCGATGAAGCTGGACAACCTGGTGGGCGGGCAGTATTCCAACGCAGAGGGTGCCATTGTCACCCCCTGCCAGGGGCGGCCGAACGTGATCTACGTTCCCTTCCAGTTCTGGTTCAACCGCAACCCCGGCCTTGCGCTCCCGCTCATCGCCCTCCAGTACCACGAGGTTCGCTTCAACATCACGCTCAACGATGCGATCAACCTGGCGGCGTACAACGTCACTGGAACCACCACTGCGGTCGGGTCTCTCTCCAAGGCCGGGTCTCTGGCCGCGGCGGCCGCCTCCCTCCCTGCCCCCAAGGACATGGCGCTCTACATCGACTACATCTACCTGGATGTAGAGGAGCGTCGTCGGTTCGCCCAGGAGTCTCATGAGTACCTCATTGAGCAGCTCCAGTTTGAGGGCCAGCAGCAGATCACCTCCGCGTCGGAGCGCATTGACCTCACCCTCAACCACCCCGTCAAGGAGCTCATCTGGGTCTTCCAGGATGCGCGCAAGACGGACTGCTCTCTCCCGGCCGACGGCGGTGGGTTCGTTCAGCAGCCCTACACGCAGCCGTTCAGCTACAATGACATCGTCAACCGCTGCCGCATCCAGATCAACGGCCAGGACCGCTTTGAGGAGCGCTATGGCGACTATTTCTGGAAGGTTCAGCCCTACCAGCACCACACCGGCGGTGCGTACTCCCGCGCGTACGTCCCAGTGTCGTCGGTCGCCGCCCGCGCCGACCCCAACCCGATCAACGTCTACTCCTTCGCGATTGCCCCGGAGGAGCACCAGCCGTCGGGCACCTGCAACTTCAGCCGCATTGACAACGCGACCCTCGTGATTGACAGTGTTCGCGGCTCCACCGACAACGGCTCGTACCCCAGCAAGGCCTACCCCTACAACTTCCGCCTCTATGCCGTCAACTACAACATCCTCCGCATCATGAGCGGCATGGGTGGCCTCGCGTATTCTAACTAAAGACTAAATGAAAGTGTTGATGCTGGTGATTTCCAGCGACACCTTTCCAGTCTATGCCCATCAACGTGAGGTCTGGCGGACGTATATGAAGTCCCATCCAGAGGTTGACTGTTACTTCATTCGATATGCCCCGCTCACGTTTGTCCCCCTCCTCTCGCAGGATACGCTTACGCTTCGGGGGTATGAGCGCTATGGGACGATCTTTCAAAAGACGGTTGAGGCCATGCACTTCTTCCTCTCCCGACGGCGCTACGACTATGTCGTTCGGACGAACCTGTCCTCGGTCTGGCACTTTCCGAATCTCCTCAGGTATCTTGCGACAGCCCCCCGAGAGCGAGTCTACGCCGGACAACTGGTGACCCACGAGGCGTCTGGACTTGTGTTTGCCTCAGGCGCCGGGTTCATTTTGAGTTCGGATGTTGCGAACATGTTTCTTACCCACGCCCATCGTGGACGAACCCTTCAAGACTATGACGATGTCGCAGTTGCCGCGGTTCTCTTGTCCGTTGGGATTGCTCCGCAGAGTCTCCCTCGCGTGGACTTTGTGAGTCTTGCGCACTACGATGACCATCGCGACAAGATTCCTCCGGGGTCCTTTCATTTCCGCATGAAACATCATGAAGGCTATCGTGGAGACCGGATGGAAGAGCCTGCTATGATGCGTCGACTCCTCCGCGAGCATAGTTTCGCACCCTAACACAATGCAGATCCCCCACATCTACTGGTACGTTCTTCTCATCGTCATGATGGAGACGATGGCGATGTCGTGCTTCAAACGAAGCGTTGAGAGCAACGCATGGTTTGCAGTCGGAATTCTCTTTTATGCCATGGTTGGGTTTCTGCTTCGGACGACCTTTAATTCAACCGGAATGGCGATGACGAACGCGCTCTGGTCCGGACTCTCGGTTGTCGCAACGACGGTGGTCGGGACGATGCTCTTCAAGGAGGTGCTCCACCTCCACGACTTCTTTGCGATTGCGATGATTGCGGGAGGCGTTCTGATCCTCAAGGTCACCGATTAACCGGATATCTCCGAATCCGCCCCTGCTCTAGTTGAAACAACCAGACCGGAACTAGCTCGTCCGTCCCCTCATAGGCAATCGCAAACGTCCCTGCGTGGAGGAGACGTTCGACCGCCGCAAAGGTGGACTGGATCTGAATGTCGTCCCAGCCCAGGTCCCCCCGGGGAAAGACGATATACATCATTTTCTATCATACGGTGTGACCGCTGTATTTGGGTTGCACTGACCAATTCCCATGGTCTGCTGAAGCATAATCGGAGCCGGGACTCCCTTTCCGGGGCAGCGCGAGTGGTCGTAGCCCAAAATATGACCCAGTTCGTGGGTCACCATGTACTGCCGGTAGGCTTCTAACCGAAGCCCACTTGGAGGAGCTCCTTCTCCCCACCGCTTCGCATTCAAATGGACCTGACGTCCATGGAATTCGGCGCAGGACAAATGCGAATCGCATCCGATGGCCTTCATCCTAGACGCGGCCGTGAGATGGATGACGACGTGGGCCTTGGACGAGTCCGCCACCCGCGTAAACGTGACGCCACGGGAGAGCCACCCGTCGGGGTCGGCCAGATACACATCAATCTCGTTCGCAAACTGACGGGGGTCGTAGTCCACTCCAGGATCCACGACT